GAACCATCACCACAGCAATAGCACGCCCAATTAAGGTATATTTAAGTTGAGCTGTGGCTGACTCGCAACTACACGGTTAGAAGCAAGCCTGTGGGCCTTGAGAGGTATAGGCCCGACGCAAGGCGTCAGAAAAAGAAGCGAACAATCGCTCGCTGCGCAAACTCACAAGCCAATCGCGGCACATAGTCTCCGTGACGCCATAGACACGTGTAAAATCGTTCATATCCGCCAAATCCCAGTTATCGACTCCTTCCAGATTCCATTCCGAAACATTTTGAAACAGCCAATCTGATTTGGCTGTCCGGGTGCTCTTCGCAGTTGCAGCTAGTCTCTGCCAAATACGTCCAATAGCCCGCACCATTGGACCAACGAAAGGCACATCTCGCCAAAGCCCGTTATAGCCATTGCAAACCTCTACCATATAAGCGGCATCAGCTTGCAATGATCCAGTCTTGAACAATACTGAACTAATCTTATTCAAGACATCACGCGGGGACTTGACGAGAGTGTATCTCCCCTTGACTGACAGAACTCGCATGCGGCAGAAATCCAAATCTCGCGCCTCATTCGACACCTGTTGCAAATCAATTTCCAAACCTAAACGAGTTAGATTCTTCATAATTTCAGGCACCTTCTCCAAATGCTTCCGTGGCAACCCATAAATGGTATCATCACCAGCACTCAGATAAAGACAAGATCTCGGATCAATTCCCGCCTCACGCGTGGAACATCGCAATGCACTCACAAACATCATTTGATTGAACGGCCCGGTACCACCTGTACCTGAAGCCCGGATCCCATCAATCTCGGCAATCAGCCCCGGCGCACGCAACTCAGCATTCTCTTGGGCGTCGAGTACTTGACAAAAATGATTCCATAATGGATCTTTATCAAAAACTTCTGACATCACCCTCTTGAACGCTTTGCGGCCAACTGGAGCCAACATCTTTTGGCAACCATCATATCCTACGGCATCAAAACCGTGGAACACGTAGTCTCCCAACTGATCAAATTGAACCATAGCTTCACCAGATCCAAAAAGGGTCAAACCCGAAGTGAATATGGGAATCTTTGTGGCTTCATTTGTTAGCTGTTTCCGCCCTTGATTGATAGGTTGCAAAGCAGCAAGCTCGAGTCCAATAGAAAGCAAATTGGCCCCTCCGCCATAACAGGCAGGAAGCTCAACTACTTGAGGATTAATAGCTCGCGGCCGCACTTCGACACCTTTCTTCGCAAACAATTCCGACGGATAAACCGCCTCATTCTTCACAAAGGTACCAAAATAAAGCCCCCAGTCTTCACCCTTTCCTCGATTGAACTCAGGATTACCACACGCATCCCAAACACTCAAACCATGCTCGTAATGTTTCTTCTTCTCACCAGAGAAGGTCGTCTCGATCACATTCACCAAATTGCTTCTCAAGCTTAATTTGGACGAGACTGGCGCTCGATCAAGCGACTTGTACAGAATCGACTCAATCTCGCGCAAAAGCGGTTTCTCCATACTCTTATCAGGTTCGATAGAATTGAAGATACGCAAACGATTTATCACAGCATCCGCGGCACAGCGACCACACGGACAGGCCTGTGAGATACACGTTTTTCCGACACCAGAAAAACAGACACAAATTTCATCAAACAAGGGGCACAAAGTTGTAACGGACAACCGTCGGTGCTCGACCTCTCGGTGGTTATAGATCAACCTCCGGCCTTTTGGCAAGCCGTTAGAATCATCAAAATGAAGATCCTGACTAGTACCTGGCTTATCTAGGACACAGGGAGCCGCCGTGACGACAGCGTCCACCACTAGTTTGACGAGAGAGGGAGTCGCGGGACAATGTCACGATTGACACCGTCGAGCGCCTCAAGGGTCAGAGCCCAGAAGGAGCGTTTCCCAACGCCCGTCTCATCCCACTTCGGTAAGTGAGGATGGTCAACCCGCCGGAACCGCGAGCGGGCAGAGTTGTACAGAAAGTTGTACGATTGACGGTTCGAAGCATCCAATAAGGATGGACCGAACTCGCGGAAGAAGATTTCACCAACCATATACGTGATGGTGCGACCTTTCTCCAACGGCCAAATCACACGAGCGTCCGCGAATTTCGCAAGTTCCTTTTGCTTATCGCCTTCCCAAGCGACAGCCAATCTCCGTTGCTCCTCTCGCGCACGTTCCACCTTCCGCACATCAATGCTCTCATCAACACGATCCCGTAAGAACTCGGGCAATCTGTCGCGAAACTTCTCTGCTACCACAATCTTCTTGGACTGCTTCACAAGCGTAGAACCAAAAAGAATTGACAGCAGCGTCCGATCCACTTCCGTTGTTGCCTTCGGCACAAGAGATCGAACCACGGTGGCGGTGCCGACTCTCAAATCAAAACCTTGGAAGGTGCCCGCATCGAAGGCTGGCAAGGCTGTCCCGACAACACGAATATCGTGCTCTGCCAGAACAGCCAACCCAGCATTCGAGGACACCCTCCGCAGATTGTTCGAGAACCGATCTTCAACCATGAAATCGACCCCAATCAGGATCTCACCATGTTCGAAAAGCTGAGAAAGCTTTTCCATGAAAATGGGCGCGGCCAAAGTGCTAGTAGAACGCACCTCGCCCTGAAGAACCTGTCCAAAACACCAACCATTGCTAGTGGCACCGGAATTCACAATCTCACGCCAGAGAACTGAGAACATCCACGGTTCAACCCCAGCCACATCACCCAAGGCAAAAGCACGATAGTCGATCAAATTGTTGCGTTTCAAATGCCACAACTTTTTCAACGAGTACTTTTCGCCAAAACCCCAGCGGTCAACAGTCCACAAGACTCGATCGTCCGGCAAAGGGGAATTGACGTTCTGTTGAACCATAAACAGTTCAAGAGAACATGTCGCATCGAGATATCTGAGCAACAACTTCGTCATGTTCGCCAGTGTCATAGAAGTAAAACCTCCCAACGCCAGCAAACGATCCGAAGCGCTCCAGAATTTCCCAGTCACGCGATTCAACACTCGCATCCCGAACTCGCTAAACTCCCGAAGGAGTCCAGCAAGACCGAAAGCAACTGCATCCAATTCCACCACCGTCTGAGCTATCGGATTGATCCGCGACAACTCCTTGATAAGCCGACCCTTAAACATAGTCCACTTACCAACATCGATCGAACCCAATGAAATGTCTGTCATCTCCTTGAATATGCGCTCATAAATTGCTTGGCTGGCAAACGAAATGTCTACCACCACGCCACCCCCACCATGTTCGGAGAGGGTCTTGAGAGCCTTTTCAGTGAGATAGAACTTCACCGATTGGTCGAGCTTAGGCACTTCTGTCCGCACAGTTAAAGTACCAATATGTGGCTGGAGTGCGGCAAAAGCCGTAGTTGCTCCAGCAAATGCGCTCGGATCATGATCGTCGCGATTGGCGATTCTGTTGAGAAGCTGATGGCCCACAGAGGAACCATACGCACGCATCAACAGACTGACAGAATACGGCAGCTGCTCGGCTGCATAATACTCGGTCTTCGCCTCGACAGGTACGATCTGCGGATTTTGATCCGGAAGCGCCGCCCGTTGTCCCGGTTGACAAACGGACACTGAGGAAACCGCCCCGACTGCGTGGGTGGTGGCTTCGATGAGGGCTGGGTTGCGTCCCATGGAAATTTTGGCTCGAGCCTCGAAAAGAAGCATCAAATGCGGCAAATCCGCTGTCAGCTTCATCACGATGTCATAAGGACAAGACTTTGGCGCCTTGTTCACTGGAGTGCCATCGCAAATCTCGACTTTCGATCCAAAATTCTCCAATATCTTCTTGCTATCCAGCTGAGGGTTTTGACTCTTCAACACCGATACTCTCTGGTGCAGAATCAAAGCATCATCGAGGAATTGCTTGTTCAACTTTAGTGCCACCGGACGCAATTCGACAAGAGCGTCGAGTGCGTCCTCAAAGTCATGCTCGACTAGAAGAGCAACAACCCGCTGGAATGACAAAAGCTCCGTGTAGTACGCCTCTGAGAATTTAAAATCAAATTCCCGTACGGCTTTTAAGGCTTTCCGAACGTGAGAATCCAAAGGACCTTCATGAGGAAGGACGTTTGGAATCGCGTTTGGAGCGCCATAAAAGTTCGCAAGCAAACTCACTCTTCTTTTGATCCCGACGATTTGTTTGATCATCCGGTCAAGCTCCTCTGTTGGCAACAGAGCACGAGCATCTCCTTCAGCCTCCGACTCAGAATCTTTCTGTTTTCCTCGGCGACTTCTCTCCATCATTTTGCCGGGGGGTTTTCCTTTCCCTCCCGATTTTGTACTCTTACGACGTTTACCAGTCTTATACGCTTCACGCGCATCATAATCGTCTTCTTCGTTTCGCTCCATGATAGAAAGGCAAAATTCTTGCATGACGGTCCCATCCCCGCGTGCCTTACACGGGGGGGACCCGACATGACTGATAGATGGTTGAACCCTGTGTCTGGGATCCAACCAAACTCCCCGTGCACCGGGAGGAAAATTACTAACAGCCCTACGCTTGCCGTTGCGGACATCT